GACTTCTTAAATTCAGTGCCGCCTAATACCTCTCGTATGTTGGTATCGGCTAATTCTAGTGCGGCCTCTTTATCTTCTTCTTGAACCAGAGGTGCCTCACACACAGCCCACTCACCTGTAGCTTTATTGATAGCTATCCAACCACCAAAGGTAGAGCCAGCAGCCTCTGCATAAAGATAGCCCTGCGGCACGTAGCCAAACACATCATCCTTCTTGATGTTGTTGTACCCACGATTAGCCGCGAACTTCATAGAGAATGCTCCGGGTGCGGCACTCTTTATGTCATATATCTTATCGTCTATCTTAACATCATACGTACCGCGAAGAGTAGTGCCTCCTATGTCGAGGCTAACACTTTCCTGTTCACTTTGTATGTTTATACCTGCAGCTTTCATAACAGTAACTGCAATAGCCTCTATCATATCACCGAATAGAAACTTCATTACAAGGGTGTAGTCTACATCTTCCTGTACATCATCCCTCATGCCCATCTTCTGTTGGCAAAGGGGTTTACCTACGCCAGACATGCGTACCTTTATATCCGGCTTTTCGCTAAACTGCCTCTCAATAGCAGAGCCGCACATCTCCTTAAACTCTTCGACAAGGTGAGGGGGAAGGCCATCGCCCTCTCCCCTCGACGCTTTCTCAAGGAAATGCTGTACTTTATGTAGCAGCATACTCGACACTATGCACTCTCAAGCTCTTGTGCAATGTCGAGGTCTTCCCGCGCTAGTACAGTGTCTTTGCGTTCATTGTACTGCTTCAATACGCGAGTGTTCCACTTGCTAATGTCTTCCATAAAGGTATTGAGCAGTTCAATATCTTTATCTGTTACCTTAACGGACTGTGGTTTATCAAACACAGGGGTGTAGTAGATAACGCTACCATTTACATTACGCTTAGTCGCTATCTTAACCTTCTGACCAAACATAATCTTATTGGATGGAACCTCACGAATGTACGTGTTTACAGGCATAAAGGCAGAACCACGGGCAGACCAGATAAACGGTGTACCTTTGAGATCTACCTCTTCACCATCTGCAGTAGCAGCACCTTCTGCTTTAGTAACTGTACCATAGATAACTTGTGTACACTTAATACTCTTCTGTATGGCGTGTTCCAGAGAGTTGGTGGACAGGTTAGCTATCTCATCCTTGGCGAGTTTACCACACTTATTACCTCCGCTGGTATCAGGGAAGTCATCACTAAGGGAGGGTGCAAGAACTGTACGGATAGAATCTTCCGGGTTCTCTTGGTTCCACAAGTCATAGGAATAGTAACGTACAAAGAACCGTGCTTCAATTTCTTTTGAGTACACAGTCTGATCTCCTACCCGTAGGCGGAAGGAACCTTTGGGCAACGTGTCACCCTCTTTGTTCTCGTTCTGCTGCTCAATGGCTAATCGTGGTAGTCCAGCCGCTACTTCAGGACGGCTATTGTCTACCTGCCCGATCATGGCAGCTACCTTAGCAAGGTTTTCTTCGTTCACTTCATCAATTTTCATTAGTTCGCTCATTTATTTATCTCCTGTAAATTGAGCCAGTCGGTGCCTATTTTCAATTCTATCTCAATAGGCATATCAAAGTCAATACCAAATTCTCTACTACATTCTTCCGGTATACAAAGCATACTCCTCCTTAATAAATCTATCATCTGATCTTTCTCGTCTGGATGTACATCCATTATGATCGAATCGTGGACTGTATTTATAATCCTGCTCTTAAACTTTGGGTCTACCACAGCACGTAGACTTTTGTGCAGCCGTATCAGGGCTAATGGTAGAAGGTCAGCCGTAGCAAACCCCTGTACTGGGTAATTTTTAATTGATGTAGCTCCTACCGCCGTACCATGTCGCGTATACTTTGCGTAAGGAAAAGCATATTCTCTGCCAGAGGGGAGGACTATGTTCTTTGTAGAAACTGCCTCTTCCTGTAGCTTGTCATGCCATTCAGTAACGCCCTGATACTTGTTTCTAAATGCTGCGTAGTAGGACATCTCACGATTAGTCCCTAGCACACCGCCGTACAGAGGTTTGAATGTGTGTGCCTTCGCATCTTGCCTAGTAACGCCCATTATATCTGCAGTATACTGGTGAACATCGAAGCCGTTCTTTACCTCATCGTAGATTACAGGGTCTTGTGATAGGAACCCCGCTACACGGAACTCTAGTTGTGAGTAGTCACCTTCTAGGATATAACCCCCATCATGTCTAGACACGATAGCTTCTCTTGCAGGAAAGGTTGTACCTCTTGGCATATTCTGAAAGTTTGGTCTGCTTGACGATAGTCTGCCAGTAGCGGTGACGCATTGATTAAAGTTAGGATGAATAAAGCCTCTAGCATCTTGATACTTCTCCAAGCTATCTACAAACGTGTTGAGATACGTCCTGATCATAGAGTACCTAGTATATTTATCTACAAACTCTCGCGCATCACCACTTAAATCAAGTCTTATCTGTGCAAGGGTTTCCTTGTCTGTTTTAAATCCTGCTGCCGCAGTGTCCATAGGCCCTCTGGGTATTACCCGTAGCCCTGCTGCTTCTCTTAGCTTGGTGTATATAACGCCCACGCCTCCGCATTCCTTACACTTGCTTGCATTCTTACTCAGCTTACCTGACTTCAGGTAGTACCTATTCTTACCAAAACCAGAACACTCAGGGCATTGTTCTCCTCTTGTCTTAGCAACAGGAGGGGCTAATGATTTAACAGTAGCACTAAAGATAGCAGGAGACATATTAGTCTTTCTTTTCTGTCTCTTTGTATGTCCTCTCTGCTCAGTCCCTATGTTAAACTTTTCTTTCCACTCTTTCTTATCAGTAACTTTTCTTGAATAGAGTAGTATACTTCTATCATCAGGACTATCAAGGTTAATCGGAGTATCGCCCATAGCACGTTCAGCAATATCCATAAGGTCGCAGTACAAACCATCATATTCTTTTTGATAGTCTGCTTTAATAGTTGCGAGTTTTTCATTGGATATCTTTATTCCAGCCCTCTCTATATCTATGAGGACATCAAGCATCTCCATGCTCAGTTTAATAACTTGCTGCAAAGGAAGCCTCCTGTGTCGGCCACAACATTTTTAACTCGGCTAATTGAGATTGAGCTAATTCAGTAGTTGTCTGCACATCAGCTATACAATACTCTCGCACTATATCAGGCGGCATATCTTCATAGGACACCTTGTCCTTGATGTACTGGTCTGTGAGGTCTGTTCTCTTTTCAGGTAAACTCCTACGTTTAGCACACTCTGCAAGACTAATTGATTTTTTAATGCCTCGGTTACAGAGATACTCAGCTATCATAGTATCCCACAGTATACCATCATACTTAAAGCCACACTCCCTAAGCCACTGCAGATCAAACTTTAGATTGTGTCCAACTAAACAGGTTGTTTCATCTAGTTTCTTCTGCAGTTTCTTTGCGGCATCTGGTGTAGGATCGCACTGGTTGTGATAGAAAAACAATTCATTTGTTTCTATCGTAGATAGATCAGATGTAAAACTCCTGTACCCTACAAAGACTATCTGTTGTCCATTGTAAGGTGATGACGTAGAGTTTTCAAAGTCCATAGTTGTTTCTATGTCAAGTACAGTAATCACGAGAATATATCCCTGTCTCCGTCTCTTCTTAATACAACGGAACCATGCCAACCATTTATCTTGTTCTTGGAGAACTTAATAGTTCTAAAGTCTTCATGTTCAGCTATTCCGATACCTATAATTATGTCAGCCTCTCCAGCCTTACCTGTCTTACTACCATCTAGCATGGAATAATCAATTGTCTCTCTGCCATGTGCATCGTAGGACGCTTGGGAGATAGCCCAGACTGCTCCATCGTGGCGCTTGGCTAGCTCTCTGGACCTGCAGTACAATTCCTTCAGCCTCTCATCGCCCCGTGAAAACTCACCGTCAATCCTTATCTTATCTAGCTGGTCTATAAAGATAACATCAACTTCATTGCGTGTACAGTAGTCTTCTATCTCCTGTACGGAAGTGCCTACACAATCCATGAAGGATATGTGCGGTAGAATATCATCCTGATATTGCTGAATAAATCCTTCCTTGTCCTGTAGTACCTCTAGTCGAGACTTTTCCAGTATAGACTTGGCTACGCGCATCCTAGTTTTCTTTACAGGCTCTTCGTTACCCCAGTAGGCTACCTTAAACCCATTCTTCACGTACCAGCCTGACAACCAAGCGGAGAAGCTAGTCTTACCTACCTCTGGCCGCGCAAAGATCACACCAAGATTTTGTCGATCAATGCCGGGAACGTAATCACGTAGTTGTGTAGGAAAGATAAACTCAGGGTCACGCTCGAACTCCTCAAGACTGTCTGCTATGTTCTCTTCTAGTATAGTATAAGTTTTAGAACCTTTTATCTCGTTGTCTTTTAGTTCTTCTACATTGTTGAGAAGAGAATTAGTATCACTAGATTTACCAAGAAAAATGTCAAGTGCTTCCTCCCCTATCTGTTTAGCTTTTACCCTCTTCCAGAAGCTGTGCAGAACATCAGCTACTAGGTCGGGGTTTATCTGCACATCTTTTAAACTGTCTATCTGCTCCCGTGCGCTAATCTTAGCTGCTTCAGGCATAGCAGGGTAACGCTCTTCGTGTGATAGTGCTACGTCTGCTAGTGTAAGATCACCCTCATACGTTTTGTGTAGATCACTAATTGTGTCTACTACAGTAGATACTTCCTTTGCAAAGTACTCCTTCTTAATTAAACTCGCTACTCTGTTGTAATTATCTTTTTGTAAACAAGCTACCAGAACAGCTTTGTCTATCATACCCTTAATACCTCTCTCGCCTGTGTTTCATCCAATTTCTTCAAGTCTCTCTCAAGTATTGCTATTTCTACCTTGTCTCCTATTAGGTGATTAATCCTGCTGGCTATGTCTACAGCTTTAAGTGACGCATCCTTATCCAGAGCAACTGTAACTTTGTCAAAAACATTTAATTTAGACAGGACGTTGATTGACATGTTTGTACCAAGTAGCGCGACACCAGTTGCAAAGCTAGATACGGATGTGGCAGAAGCGCAGTCTTCAACGACTACAGCGTGTTTATGCTTACCGCAGGTGTAAGGCACACTACAGCTACCATATCTGTACCACTTAGGTCCAGCATGTAAACCCTGTCCAATGTATCTTCCTGCTGCATCTACCACCCTGTTACCCTCTTTTACAAGAAAGACTGCTCTATCTCTTTTGTAGTCGTAGCGTATGTCAGCTAACCCGTTCGACCAAGCCGCAGAACAGTTATTGTCGGTCAGATAGTCATAGAAGTTCTGTGGGCAGTTATTCTTACGCCAATTCTGTTTCTCTACCTCAAGCCCTACAGGTACATTAGGCTCTAGCATCTCATTAACTATAGAGAATGAACTTTCAGTTAGTCCTTCTTTAATAACACCACCTTTAGTACATTCAGCATGGAAACAATAATATTTAATACAGTCTGTAAACTTAGTTACTGATAGAGTATTATTACCATTACATACAGGACAGTTTAATCTTTTAGAAGTACCTAAAGGTATATCTAAACTATATATGTAATCTTTAATAATATCTATAACCATATCAGTATCCTCAATATCGGGACGCGGCAACATGCCTCCTAGCATGGATAAAAAGGAGTGTCAACCCCTAAATAACACTTGACCCCAAATTAATTTTAGTGTACGGTGGTTTTCCCTTTAACAGCGGAGGTGAATTATGTTCACCCTATTCAATCGAAGGCTCACGAACCCGGACCATACGCGGCGTATCATAGAGGCCACTGTTCAGGATCAATTCTTCACTGTAGAGTTTACTAAGTCGGATGGTTCATTCCGTAAAATGAATTGTCGGCTAGGTGTAAACAAACACAAGAAGGGCGGTAAAGACTGTAACACTAACAAGAACATGCTGACTGTGTGGGATGCCTACTCAGAGGGCTACAGGAACGTCAACATGGATACTATTACAGCTATTACATCTAATGGTGTGAGGCATGAGTATGAGTAGACCAATGCATAGTAAGGAGTTTATAACTAAGGTGTTTGAACTTAGTAGGACAGAGAACCTGTCGGCTAAACAAATAGCAGAGATTTTGTCACCCGAATACAAGCAATACCGTGGTGTTAATATGACACGTAATGCTGTAATAGGTATTCTGAATAGGCATGATGACAGGTTTATTCATCTAAGCAAGAAAGAAGTAAAGCGCATTAACTTTTCTAATGTTGTTGAGCAGCTTGAACACGCCAGACAGGGCTTAAAGAACAAGGACCAGTACAGGGTCAGGAAGTGTTTGTCCTGTAGAAAAGAGAAACTACTGCACAGAGTAATGTTTGTGTGTGATACCTGTAAAAGCAGTTCAAACTATACTGCACATATTGAAGACTACTCAATGGGCAGTGCGGCATGAACAACAAAGAGAAGAAGGGCTTGCAGTCTAAGCTAGGCGCTATGAGGTACTACGCCGATAGTGGGTATCATGTCTACAACGAGACTAACAATACAGGCCCTGTAGATTTTGTCGCCATAAATCCTGACACAAATGATGTAAAACTTGTCGAGGTTAAAACAATGTCGTTCCGTTCCAAGACCGCTAACTGGAAGCCGGGAACAATGATTAATCGTCAGCTTTCACCAATACAAAAAGAACTGGGTGTAGAGCTTGTCTACTACAACATTAATACAGGACAGATAAAATGTCGGAAATGAAAAAAACTTCTCACCCTAAAACTTCTCGGCATAAAACTTCTTACCGGAAAAAAAGACCGGAACCTGAGTATAGTAAGAGAGCTTACGATGGCAAGACACTGCGCTGGGAATGGAAGTATGAAACTGAGCTAGGTGTTTATCCTAAAGATTGGGCTAGACGTTTTCCACACTTAGCTGATCGTGGACGTTGGGTAATAACTGAGGTAAAGTAAGTGAGACAGATACAACTAGAAACGTCTATGAATGACATACATAAACTACATGAAACTGTAAATGTCGATGGGCGTAAAAAAAGTGTAACAGTTTCTAAAAGCCTACTGTCTAGGATACTAGTAGACCATACAAGGTTAGTGGCGTACTTAGGACCAGTGGTTAAAGAGCCAGAAGATTAGTTTGTGCAGATTAAAAAAGTACTTGACGGGTGCTAGACGGATATGTTAGGGGTTAATTCTTCATTTTGAGGGGCATGGCATCGGCGAATGCTGTATAACTTGAATAAGGCATGGCATAGGATCGCGAAAGCGACCGTTTCAAGTGTGCCAAGCAGAAGGTTCAATTCCTTCTCCCCTCACCTTATTTGCATGGAGAACCAAAATGAGTGTACCTGAGACTGAAGGAAGTAACGAAGACAAGTTTGCTGCAATGTATGATGAAGCAATGATAGATTTAGATTTTGCTAACATATCTCAAGGTGAGAGAGAAATATTAGCAACTGAGCTTGCAAAACTACGTTGGGAGAAAGAACAATGAATATATTCTACCTAGATAAGAATGCCAAGATTGCAGCGCAGTCGCACGGCGACAAGCACGTTGTTAAAATGGTGCTAGAGTATGCACAAATACTATCCACCGCACATAGAGTAATTGACGGTGATGAAGTTGCTGATGAAAAGGGCCTGTACAAAATAGCTCACAAGAACCACCCGTCTACTGCTTGGGCAAGACTAGGCCGTGGAAACTACAACTGGTTGTCGGACCTATGGGGCTATCTGGGTATTGAGTACACGCACCGCTATGGCAAAGTACATCAGTCTGCTACGCTGGAACACTTGTTCTACGCTCCCGACAACATACCACACAAAACTGTCTTTACTGGTTTAACTTCTGTACCACCTCAATGTATGCCTGACCAGTATAAGTGTAATCCTAACTCCGCAACATTAGATGACGTAGTATCAGCATACAGGGCGTACTACATTAATGAAAAAGCACACTTCTCCAACTGGACTAATCGTAGTGTGCCAACTTGGTTTAATATTGTAAAGGAAGTAGCATGAGTAATATAGGTAAACTGACTAAGGTACACACTGCGTTATTGAGTATCCCGCGCAAGTCTCAAGACATAAAGAATGCTATAGAGATTATTGATGAGCTTCTCCATGCAGAGTTGAAGAAGAAGTCTAAGTCAACTGTTAAGAGAATTAGGGTTGCTAAGAAAAAACAAGCACCTGAAATGTTCTCTTGGGAATGGTGGACGGCATAATGCACGCACTAGAGGACGTAATAGAGAATGAGCGGCTGTATCCAAACAGTGTGTTTTGGTACTCTTGGATGATGCAACATTATCTAGATTAAAAATTGTCGGCCCTTAAATTTTGTCGGCCTTTGACTAATTAGTTTGTGCAGGGTTTTTGGTTCTCCCCCTGTACCCCCCGGCGGTGAGCGGCGGTTCTAGTCTCCCTGATCACTGCTCCCGCCGGTTTTATTCTGTTTAGATTAAATGAGTGTTTGACATTAACCCTAGTTTAGTTTATGCCAGTTTTGTTTCATTAAACAAAGGAAAACCAATGCAGAACCTTCAAATAATTCCCGACCCCATCCACAACGTGCCAGAGGTGGTACAGATTAAACCCGCCGCCGTTCGTGAACATGGCGACGTTTTCGACCTTAGCTTTTTTGAGCCGCTCGAAGTCTACAAGGATTCAGTTTTTGACACTGACGGCCATAAGCTAAACGGTAGCAGAGCGTTGCGGTATTTCCACGATGGAAGCTTGGCCGACCCCGGCGCGGTATCATCCAGCTACACACTTGAAAATCATATAGACTTGTTTGGCAAGCACGCGGACATTCTCAAAGAGAGTGAGCTACCCACCAACAATGTTTTGGTGCGCGACGAATACACCGACTTTGGCATGAAGGCTAAACGCTCAATTCAGTATCTGGACGAAGCGCACGACATGACCGGATCAGGTGACATGGTTTATTGCCGTTCTGATCAGATCAACTCGGTCAATTCCAAATGGGCATTTCAGCAGTTTGCGGGCGCTTATCGTTCATATTGTGAAAATTCGATGGTGTTTGGTGGAGACAAGGCGGTGTACAACAAGGTAAAACACTCCAAGCATTTTGATGCTGCTAGCTTACTTCGCACGGCTAATACAGTGTTTGGCACTTTCCGCGAAAATATTGAACAGTTTAAAGTGTGGAAATCTACGCCCGTTGATGATTCCACTGCTGGTACATTCATTAAGCATATCTGCCCCAAGGATACCACGGGACAGAAACGCTTAGAACGCGAGGAACAGCATGGGATAGAAAAGGCTGAAGACTTGAACATTAAAAAGTTCCACGCCTTGTATGACTTGTGGGAAGAATACTCTCGCGACTATTCACAAGGTGGTGGCTTGGGTAAAAATAAATGGGCCTTGTACAATGTCCTAACCCACTACAGCACCCACACCCATGACAGCAGGACATTCGAGATTGATGGCGTAGAAAAAACTCACGTGCTAGGCCGTAAGTCTGCGAACATGGTAAACACCGAGAGAGGTGGGTATACACTGAACGAACAGATGGAACGGGCAAGAGGTACTTGGCTAATCCTATCTGGTCCTGCTTGGAAATCAATTAACTAGAACAGGAGAACAGCCATCGAAAGCTTTATTGTACTGGCCTACAAGTTTGTAGTAGTTGTTACGTTTATCTTTGTTATTTCGTTAATCTT